CTTGGCTGTTTTCATTAGGTCAGGTGGTGAGATTGCCGTTTATAAGGGCATAGACCCAAGCTCTGCGGCTTCGTGGTACTTGGTCGGCGTGTTCACTGTTGGCGCTCCTGTGGGTCGGCGTTGTGTCACCCAATACGGTGCGGACGCCTTGATCGTGTCGAAAGACGGTGTATTGCCTCTGTCCAAGGCTCTGCTGTCTTCACGTACCAATACATCCATTGCCATCAGCGACAAGATACAAGAGGCCGTGAGCGCTTCCACCTCGCTTTATGGTTCGCTGTTCGGATGGGAAATAACGATATTCCCTGAAGAAAACTTGGTTGTGATGAATGTCCCAACCAGCGCGACTACAAGTTATCAGTACGTCATGTACGCATTAAACGGTGCATGGTGTAGGTTCACAGGCTGGGACGCTACTACCTTTGTCAAGATGGGAAATGCCTTGTATATGGGCATGAATGGCAAGGTCATGCGTGCTTACTCTGGCACGAGTGACGCAGGCAACAACATTGCAGGCGAGGCTCTAGCTTCTTTCCAGTATCACGGCGGCATGAGACTTAAGCGCTACACGATGGCGCGTCCCATCATCGCTACGGAGTCGGCAAACGTAGGTCTGGTGCTTGGTCTAAACCTCGACTTTGACCAAACAGCACCAACAGGCACGCCTTCGGTGACTGCCTCCACCTCTGGAACATGGGACTCGTCTACATGGGACACAGGCACATGGGGCGGGTCTTTCACCATCTCCAAGGGGTGGCAATCTGTTGGTGGAGTGGGTTATTGTGCCGCGCTCCACATCAAGGCAGCAAGCAGCTCAAGCGGACTGAAATGGCAGTCTTGTGACTATGTATTTGAGCAGGGGAATGGCTATGCATGAAGTAGAGAACTTTCTGAGGTCTGTGAGCGGCCCGAAGTACAACCTCGGTTTACTCAATTCCTCGCCCACAGTGTCTGCTCCTGTCGGCCTGAATGGATACGAAAAGCAGCCCACACAGACTGCACAAGCATCAAGCCCGCAATCTGGTCAAGCCTATCAAGGCTCTTTGCTTGGGAATCCTACTGCTGTGAATGATGTGGTTAGCCAAGGAATCAACTCCTTTGGCGGCAGTGGTGGGCGCAGTTCTTCATGGGATGGTACGAGCGGGACGATTGGAATCGGCCAAGGCGCGACCACTGACGCAAACCAGAGTTTCTACACAAACAAAGCCCTGAGCGACTTTGCAACAGGCTTGAACTACACGCCGATGGGCGCGTTCAAGGCGGCAGCGAAGAACGGCATCGCCTACAACATGAACAACCAAGACATTCTTGGAATGCTCAACAACCCAAACAACGGCTATGGCGACCCCATCGCAGCACTTGCAGCCATTCAAGGCTGGAGCGGTGACGGTGTTGCATTGAATGCGCCAAGCATGGCAGCAAACCCCATGAGTACAGACCCTGCAACCGCTCAACAGCGCGCATTGGCAGAGGCTTTGACTCGTGGTAGCGGTGTCGGATATAGCGGAGTCGCAGGCGGCGGAAATACATCAGCCTTCAATGGCGGAAACAAGGAATAGACATGGCATGGTATGACGATATTCTCGACCCTAGCACCTGGACGGCTCAGGGCGTTGGAACTGCTGCGGCTGGCCTTGGCTTAATTGGCGGTCTTACTGGCACTCAGAAAGCCCCGGACGCGCCCAACTATGCGGCCCTAGCTGCTGCTGACACGCAGGCAAACCGCGTTAATCAAGTCACACCCTACGGCTCATCTACTTGGTCGCAGAACGGCAACCAGTGGACAAATACACAGTCGCTTTCTCCTGAGCAGCAAACCCTTCTCAATCAGTCCAACCAACTGAAAAGCAACCAAGGCAATCTAGCTCTTGGGATGACTGGAAAACTTGGCTCTACGCTGAATGGCGCAATGCCTGGCGTCTACGACCCCACGCAGGCAACCAATCAAGCCACTGACCAACTGATGGCCCGCATCAACCCGATGCTAGACCGTCAAGGCAATCAACTGAACACGCAGCTTGCCAATCAAGGCATTACGCAAGGCTCTGAGGCTTGGAAGAACGCACAAAGCGACTTCGGCAACCAACGCAATGACGCATACACACAAGCAGCCTTGCAGGGCATCAACATGGGCCAGTCTCAACAAGCCCAACAGTACAGCCAAGGCATGACGAACCGCAACCAACCATTGAACGAGTTGAACGCCTTGCAGAACGGTTCGCAGGTTACAAATCCGACGTTTTCCACTGCACCAACAGCATCCAGCCAAGTGACAGCAGGGCAGAACAGCTACAACGCAGCCCTAGGCGGTGTGAACGCGAACAACGCGAACAACAACAACACATCGCAGGGTTTGTTCGGCCTCGGTACAACGCTATTTAACAGCAAGTAAGCCATGCCAATACAAGACACATCAGACTTCGGGTTGCAATCTGCGCAACTGGCTCGGCGTCAACAGATGGCCGACATGCTCCGCAAGCAGTCTATGGAGCAATCCAGCGGCGACATGGTGAGCGGTCATTACATCGCCCCTTCGTGGTCGCAAGGCTTGAACAAGATGGCGCAGGCGCTTGTTGGCAACAAGATGCAGGGCGAGGTTGACTCTGGTCAGCAGGCTTTGGCAGATGCTGTGCGCGGCAAGACAAATGCAGAATGGGCAGGCGTTTCCTCTGACCTGGCTGGACGCGAAGCTATTGCACAGCCGGAAGATGGTCAGCAAGGCCCGTGGATGCCCGCACAGGCTGCAAACCCCGCTGCTGCATACTCTCGCGCCCTGCAATCGCAAGACCCCGCTCTAAAGCAGTTTGGTATGCAAGGGATGGCGCAGCTTCCGCAAATGGCAGAACGCAAGGCAGAACGTGCGCAGGACATTGACTGGCGTGCACAACAGGCCAAAGCGCAGATTGATGCCGCAAACGTCGCACATCAGCGCCACCTTGAAGTGCTGCAAAGCCAGAACGCCAACGCTGAAACGATCATGAAGGCAAACCAAGCGCATGCAGAGAAGATGCAGCGCCTTGCAGCCAGCTACCGTCCAGCACCACAGGCTCAGATCATCCAAACAGCAGAAGGCCCGGCGCAGTTGGTAAATGGCCGCGCTGTTCCAATCATCGGCGCAGATGGCAAGCCAGTACAGGGTATGAAGCAACCCGGCACGATGCCTGAAGTTGCCAAGCAGAAAGACGCATTCGAGGCCATCTCATTGCTTCAACAGGCTGCGCCTCTTATCCGTGGCGCAACTGGTAGCGGTGTGGGCGCTGCAACTGATTGGGTTGCCGGAATGGTTGGAATGGCCCCCAATGGCGCCGCGAAAATCTCGAAGCTGAAAGCCATATCCGGCATGTTGGTTGCGAAGATGCCAAAAATGTCCGGCCCTCAGTCCGACAAAGACGTTCAACTGTACCGAGAGATGGCGGGCAACATTGGCGACCCGTCTATCCCAAACAGTCTCAAAGAAGAAGCAATGAAAACCATTGCAGAGATTCAGGCCCGGTATGCAGGCATTCAAACGCCTGATCTGGACTTCTCTGGCAAGACCAAGCCTGGTGCATCTGGTGGCTGGGCAATTCAACCCGTAGGCGAATAATGCCAAAGTACCGAATCACATCCCCGGACGGCAAAACGTTCGAAATAACCGCGCCAGAGGGGGCAACGCAAGACCAAGTGCTTGCGTATGCCCAAAGCCAGTTCAAGGCGAAGCCGGTACAGCAAGAGCAGGCCATCGACCCCACCGAGGGTATGTCCAACTTTGAGAAGTTCGCAGCAGGTATGGGCAAGTCTGTTGCTGACGTTGGGCGCGGTGCTGGTCAAATGCTTGGTCTTGTTTCTCAAAAGGACGTAGACGAAGCACGCCAGCGCGATGCAGCACTGCTGAATACCGGAATGGGTACAGCGGGAAACATTGCGGGCGGCGTTGCAATGGCCGTTCCGACTGCCTTTATCCCCGGCGTGAATGGCGTTACAGGCGGCGCTTTGGTTGGTGCAGGCATGAGTGCATTGCAACCCACATCTGGTGAAGAAAGCAGACTGCAAAACATGGCGATTGGCGCTATTGGTGGCGCTGCTTTGCCTGCTGCTGTGGGTGGTTTCAAGACTGCTAAGGCGGCTTTGTATGACCCTCTGGCAAGCCAAAACAAGATCATTGGCGGCGCTCTGGCTCGTTCTACGGGCGACCGTGGCGCAGAGATTGCAAGGGCTTTGCGTGGTCAAGGTGCAGCGACTCCCGGCGTTCGACTGTCTGCCGGTCAGGTAAGCGGCAGTGAGGGATTGTCTGCCCTTGAGGATGCTATTTCGGCTCAGATTCCTAGCGGCGAGATTGCCCGCATGGGTACATCAAACCGCACTGCTCTGGCTGGTGCTTTGCGTGACATTGCGCAGAGTCCTGAAGCAATGGCGGCGGCAGCGGATGCGCGTGAAGGCGCTGCAAACTCCCTGTATGGCAAGGCTTTCCAGTCAGATGGGATGCGCCGAGGTGTCGCAAAGGATGCGCAGGAAGCATCTGTAGGCCTCTATAACGCAGGCGGCGCTGCTCCTGATTCTGGCCTGTCCACTCCGGGGCTTAAGGCTTTGATGGAGCGCCCTACGTTTAAGGATGCATACAAGTTTGCCAAGCAGATGATGGAAGATCAGGGAATACCTGTCCCCGGTCAGTCCGTTATCAAGGTTCCAGGCCGTGGCGCTGCATCTGTTTCTGAGCGCGTTCCTGTGAACAAGACGGACGCAGCAGGAATGCCGATCACGACAATGGAAGACTCTGTAAGGAGCGTTCCAGGCTCCAAGGGCTTCAATATCACATCCGGTGAAAGTGGCCCGACAACCCTGCAAGAGATGCACTACATCAAGCTTGCGCTAGACAAGATGAAGAATCCCAACGCTGCCACATCGGCAGAACGGGTGCAGAACGCAGCAGTGAACGACATTAGCTCGGCACTTACTAAAGAGCTTGAGCAAGTAAGCCCGCTGTATACCAATGCACGGCAGACCTTCACAGAGATGAGCCAGCCAATCAACCAGATGCAGGTTGGTCAGGCTTTGGCAAACAAGTTGATCCCCTCAACTGCTGGCGACATTCCCGCAAGCCTGAATTATTCAAGCCTTGCCACTGCGATGCGAAACCCTGACAGACTAGCCCAACAGGCTACGGGGTTTAGTGGCGCAAAGATGGCGTCTGTTCTGTCTCCAGATCAAATGGGAGCAGTGCAGGGCGTTACATCGGACGCCAGCAAGATTGCCGAGGCTCTGAAACGTGGAATGGGCACAGGATCGCCAACAGCCCGCCGACTGGCTCAAGGCGACATGCTCTCGCAGCACTTCGCTCAAGAGGCTCCGCTTACGTCTAAGGTGCTTTCCCTGGCTTCCAACATCCCCGGCATTGGGCTGGCTGGCAAGGGCATTTCAATGGCTGGAAGCATTGTCGGCGACAAGGTGCAGGCGCAAATGTTGTCCAAACTGGATGACATGCTGGCAAACAACCCGCAGCAAGTGGCAAAACTGATTGAGACTGAATTGTCGAGGATTGCACCGACTCAACGGCAGCAGATCATTCGCGCACTGCCTAGCTCGGTTGCAGCCTCTTTGCCTGCCGCGCTAATTTCGTCCAACGCGCATCAATAGCAACTTTTTCAACTTCCCTTCCGGCATCCAACGGATGAAGGCAAAGCGCACACAAAGAAGCGCAGAGAAGAACAGGAAAAAGACGAACGGCTTTATCAATATTGCGATAAGCCAAGGTTCCATACATCACCCCCAAAGGCTCCATTGTGAGCCTTTTCTATTTAAGGATCAACATGGCTTTCAACGGCTCCGGCACATTCTCGCCATATACCCCCGGCAATCCGGTCATATCCGGCGCAACCATTAGTTCGGTTGCGTTCAATAACACCATTCAGGACATTGCAAACGGCTTATCCAATGCCATGACTCGGGACGGTCAAAGCCCACCATCTGCTGATATTCCAATGTCTAGCCACAAGATCACTGGACTAGCCGCCGCAACCTCCAACGGTGACGCTGTTAGATATGAGCAAGTGGCCCCACTCGCAGCGGGAAAAACGGTTGCTGCTGCCGGTGTAAATACCGACATTACAAGCCTTTCAGGTCACCCGGTCGGAATAATGATCGGGCAAATTCAGACCTTCCAAACTGGTGCAGTCGCTACGGGAACGGGGAACATCCCGCACGATGACACCATCCCGCAAAACACCGAGGGCGATCAGTTCATATCGCTATCCATAACCCCGCAAAACGCATCAAGCACTCTTGAGATTGATGTGGTTATGGTGCTTGCGTCATCCGTGGCAAACCCAATGATTGCGGCGCTATTCCAAGATTCCACAGTGAATGCCTTGGCAGCAACCGACACGACTTTCAACCTTGCCGGAAGTGCGCAATTGGTTTCCATTAAGCACATCATGACAGCCGGGACTACATCGTCAACAACATTCAAAGTGCGCGCCGGAACTGCTGTGGGCTCTGGCGCAACGATGACACTTAACGGCGTCGCAGGGGGTCGTCTTATGGGTGGTGTATCTGCCTCTCGTATCACGATCAAAGAGTACCTGCCATGAGCTTCAAAGTAGTTCGCAACGTGGCCGGAAACGTAGTTGCATTTGGCCCGAACAATGAAGGTTACGAGCCAAGCGGAGGGTATGACATTGAGGAATCTATGCCAGCACTCCACGTTGACCAAACAGAATTGATTCTGTCGCAAATCGCATCCCTTGAACAAGCGCAACTAATGCCACGCGCTACTCGGGAATTCATGCTGATCTATGTGGAAACCAACGGACTAACGACCATGCCGGGATATGCCCCGCTAAAAGCCTTTGACGAGCAGATCAAGGCGCTAAGGAGTCAATTGTGATCGCCGCATACATCTGGGCCTTCTATCTCTGCTTTGCCCTGAGCATTTCCGTCTACCGACTCTGGCTTAAAGGCGTCTTGAATCTGTGGAACAAACTGGCCTTCGCGCCTGTTCTGATTCCTTTTTACATCACTGACATTGTTCTGAACTACACGGTTTTGATGGTGATGGGCTTCCCTCCGCGCAACTGCCACACGATCAGCGACCGGCTGGAGTTCTACAACCTCAAGCATGACGATTGGCGGCATGACGTTGCAGCGTTTGTTTGCGACAAGCTGTTATCCCCACTAGACCCAGCGGGGAGACATTGCTGATGAACGAACACGACGGAAATGTCGCCACGGTCAAAGTGCTGATTGCTTGGCTTGGTGCGGTCACTGGAAGCATGACGCTCTCTAGTGCTGTGCTGATTGCGACTCTGGTTTACACGCTGCTTCAAATCTTCCTTACCTACCGAAAAATTAGGAGAGACTTCCTTGACACTCGTAAATGACGCCAAAGCCGTTGCACTGAAAGCATGGAGCGTGCGCCTCGCTGCTCTTGCCACAGTCTTTTCCACCCTTGAGGCTCTGCAACCTCTCCTACAAATCTTTGTCCCTGCTGGAACGTTTGCCATCATTGGCGCTCTGTTTGGACTTGGCACGATCATTGCCCGATTCATCAAGCAAGACGAATTAGCTGCTGCGATTGCTTCTGTTCAGGTGGCTCTCGATGGCGACCAATAAGCAACGAACTGCCATAGCCAGTCTGGTTCTGTCTGCGGCTGGCCTGGTGGGCATTGCTACCAGCGAGAGCTACACCAGCACCGCTGTAATCCCTGTTCCCGGTGACGTGCCAACGATAGGATTCGGCACAACTCAGGGCGTGAAGATGGGCGACAAGATCACCCCGCAAGTTGCATTGGCCCGCGCTCTTGATGACGTTCAAAAGTACGAAGGTGCAATCAAGGCTTGCGTACACGTCCCGCTCTATCAGTACGAATACGACTCCTATACCTCTTTGGCCTACAACATCGGCACGGGCGCGTTCTGCCAATCAACGCTGGTTGCAAAGCTCAACGCTGGAGACTACCGGGGCGCATGTTCTCAGATTCTTGTTTGGGACAAGTTCAAGGGCGCTCCACTGCGCGGCCTGACCATTCGCCGTCAGCGTGAGTACAAAACCTGCATAGGTGAGAAATGAACTTCGCGCTCCTATCACCCCGCGTGTGGCTTGAGCTAATCGGCGCGGCGCTGATTGCAGCCTTGATCTGGTACGCCTATCACTGGGCATACGAAAACGGCGAACGTGACGCAAATGCCGTCTACATGGCGCAAGCACTTGAGCAAGAGAAAGCAGCCCGAGCCAAAGAGCAGGGGATGCAAACATCACTGGAGAACCTACGAGATGCATACATTGCCAAGCAAAAGAGCCACGCCGTTTCTGCTGCCGCTGCTGCTAACAGCCTGCGCGACTTGCAAGCCGGTCTTGCCATCCCCTCCGGTAACGATCCCGCCACCGCCATCGGAATTGATGAACTCGCCAGAACCCGGCTTGTGGTCGGAAGCTGTGCAGGAATTGTTCAAAAAATGGCAGAAGCTCTTGACTCCAGCGAAGCCCGTCTGAGTGCCCTTCAAACCTACGTCAAGGAAGTGGTTCTCAAATGACAAAGAAATCAAGAAACGCTCCAACTCCTGAGCAAATTGAGACATTCTTTGAATACGTTGCCGAATATCAGGTGTTTCTCAACCTGCAAGACTGGCGCATAGAGCCATCAGGCAGGAAAGCAATGCCTGGTGCTCTCGCTGATGTGGGCATCTCCTATCCTGACCGTGCCGCGTCGATCTCGCTTGGAAAAGATTGGGGCGCTCCGATCACGGACGAAATGCTGCGCTCCACTGCATTGCATGAGGTCTTGCATGTGTTCCTTCGCCCACTGATTGAATCCGCATCCTCTCGGGATGAATCGGCCATTGATAGCGCAGAGCATTCGCTGGTCGTGTTGCTGGAGAAGCTTCTAGCATGAGCGACCTAACGGCATTCGCCACAGCGCGAGAACTTGATTACCTGATTGCTTTGCAGGTTCATGGAAGCATCAGAAAGGCCGCTAAGGCGCTTGGAGTGGCTAAGAACTCCATTGATACAGCAATGAAGCGTTTGCGGGCTAGGGCGGCTCTACGCAGCCCGCAGGAGCATGACTACACCAAGACCGTGCCGCAAGGGTTTGCGATCAAAGGTGTTAGCCAGTACATCAATGCTGAAGGCAAGGTAAGCGGGCAATGGGTGAAAACGTCGCAAGACCCCGAGCATTTCACGGAGATGCTTAAAACTGCTGTCTCTGATTTCATAGAGGGCATGGAGCCTATCAAGGTTTCCGCTGCTCCAATTGATTTCCAGTCCGATGTAATCCCTTGGATACAGATCGGGGATGCCCATATCGGGATGCTGGCCCATGCCGCAGAGACGACGGAGAACTTCGATCTAAAGATTGCAGAGCGTGAGCTGTGCGGCGCAATCTCAATCCTGATAGACGAGATGCCGAACTGTGAGCGAATCGTTATAAATGACCTAGGCGACGCGACCCATTACGATAACCTAAGCGCAACAACGGCAGCTTCAAACCATGCTTTAGACGCTGATGGCAGGCATCCAAAGATGCTGCGCGTCTATTCTCGCGTCATGCGGTTTATTGTTGACAAGGTGCTAGAGAAAGCCAAGTTCGTTGATGTGATCGTCAACCAGGGGAACCATTCACGCATCAATGACTTTTGGATGGCAGAGCTTTTGCGGGTTGCTTATGGGCCTTCTGGCCGTGTCAATGTGCTGGACAATGATTCTGTGTTTATCCCCTACCGTATGGGCAATACATTGGTAATGGTTCACCACTCCGACAAATGCCCTCCAGCTCGGCTGGTTGGCGTAATGACAACTGACTTTCGCAAGGACTTTGGAGAGACAGAGCACCACTACATCGATGTAGGCCATGTGCATCATCACTTTGTCAGCAAAGAACATCCATCCGTTTTCATTGAAAGCTGGAACCACTTAGCACCTAATGACAAATGGGCGCATGAGGCTGGTTTCCGTAGCAGGAAGAGCATTAGCGTAGTGCTTCGCTCAAAGACTTACGGGGACATTGGCAGGCGCATCCTGCCTATTGAAGAGATACGCGCAAAGCTAGGGAATGCCAGTGGGAAAAAGCAGGTTAGGACTAGCGTATATACCGTGTAGGGATTACAATATGGGCTTGTTTAGCTTCGTAATTGGTGGCTGTTTTGGGCAAATTTGTTGATCTAACTGGTAAGAAATTTGGGCGTCTTACAGTTGAAAATATGTCGCATAAAAATGCCCACGGACAAAGCATGTGGGCTGTTATTTGTGATTTCGGAAATAAGCGCGTTGTAAATGTCGGTGCGCTAAACAATGGTCACACCATGTCATGCGGATGCGCCAAAGCAGATGCAGCCAGGGAAAGAAACGAAAAAAACAACCCCAATGTGATTGGCCACAGATTCGGGATGCTGACCGTTGTCAGTAGGGCCGAAAACTCTAAGGCAGACAAACGGAGATTTAATTGTGTTTGTGACTGCGGCGGAGAATCAATTTCAGTCTATAGCGCGCTGGTCAATGGGCACGTTTCATCATGCGGATGCCTACAAAGAGAATCTGCTGCTAAAAGTGGAAGGCTCAATCTTGATGATTTGACTGGCAAGAAATTTTCAAGACTTGTTGTTATTGGTCGGTGCACCGATGACAGCACATCTGGAAAGCCGAAATGGGACTGCAAATGTGAATGCGGAGCAACGGCATCAGTTAATGCAGTTGACCTTAGAGGCGGGAATACAAAAAGTTGTGGGTGCTACTTGCGTGAGGTTTCGTCTGCAAGGCTTTTTAAGCATGGACTGTCTAGGACAAAGGACTACATCGCAGAAAAGAGAAAAAGGAAGTATGCGCGGGATTCTCATATCCCAATAAGACTTCTAAAAAGGCGCATCAGAGACCTAATCATAAAAAGCATTGCTTTCCATGGGATTAGAAAAAACCAAAAGGCGGCAGCAATTCTAGGGTGCACATATGATGCTTTTAGGTCGCACATTGAAGCCCAGTTCACAAAGGGAATGAGTTGGGAGAAGATGGGGGAGATTCATTTAGACCACATCATTCCAATATCTTCGGCAAAGACTGAAGAGGATGTTTATAGGCTGAATCACTACTCAAATTTTCGACCATTGTGGGGTGTGGAAAACCAGAAGAAAGGCGCAAAGATGGAGTTTTTGCTTTAAAGCCTTGCACTGATCGCGTCCGGCGATTCTCTGAAATACGTCAACAACTGAGACAGGTTCCTATGTCTCGAAATCCGGCTCAGGGTAAGCACATCCATCCTTCTTGCCATTAGAGTCAACGCTGTAGCCCTGGCATCCCTGAACTGCAATCCTTCAATGAGCAGGTTATTGCACAAATGACAGAACAGCATTGATGCCCTGTTCGTGTCCACCTCAAACCTCTCCGGCATGGTCAGCATCAACTTGTAACCCTGCCGCGTCAAAGGCACTGTTTCACCCTTAGCGGCTGTCTTGCTGCTTTTGAGCACAACCACACGCCTGTCCCTATCAAAGCCATCTGGAGCCTGCATAGCCTCGTTTAGACGCATCGCCGTGCGTAGTGCTATGTGGAAAGCCTGCGTAACCTCCAGCGTCTTTCCTCCCGTTCTCTGTCCTGCTCTCAAAACCCGCTTTATCTCCTGCCAGCGCCAAACCTTTGCCCGGTCTGGGTTCGCCTTGGGTAACTTCACCCCGACATACGGGTTAACCGTGATCCACTTCCATTCGTTCATTGCCACGCGAAACAGGTTCCGATAGAGGCCGGAATCTCTCAGGACTGTGGAGCCTGTAACCGTTTTCATCCTCTCCGTGCGCCATTCCCCGATAGACTCTGACGTTATGCTGTCCAGCGCAACATTCCCGAAATAGTCCGTCATGCAGGCAAACCGTCTTTTTTCCTGCTCTACCGCATCCCGCTTGTGAATGCTGACCGTCTCCAGGTACTTTGTGATGGCGTCTTGCAGGGTGTGTTGATTGGCATTTAGAACCCCGTCCTTTATCTCAAGCTCAACCCTTGCAGCCCATTCCACAGCCTCGCGCTTCGTGTCCCATACGGCAGTCTTGCGTACACCGTTCTTTGCAACCTGCGCCCGCCACTTGTCTTTGTGCTTGTGAATGTAGGCCATGAGTAACGCCTCGCGTAATTTATGAGTAAACCGACCATCAAGAATGCGGAAGGATACACAACAATGCACGACTTTGGCATCATCAGAATCAAGATTCTCCCAATGGGATGATGGCAATCAGCAATTACGCACAAAAACAACAAAAGTAGAAAAACAATGAGGTTTTGCATGGAGGTGGCATCATACCCAGCAGGGAAAACGCCCTGCGTGAGTAATTTTGTGAGGTCTTAGCGGGCTATATTCCCTTGGCTCTTGATAAGCCATGAGTCTACGTCTGCCTTATTCCAGCGCCTGGACTTCTGGCTAAGTGACAGGCTAGGCCGGGGAAAGTCTCCCCGCTTGACTAGCTTATCCCTCACGTATGACCGGCTGAGTTTAACCATCTGGCAAATATCGTCGATTGTTAGCAGGTTCACAGCCCCACCCCCTGAATCCACTTGAGTGGCGAAAGATCGGAGAGGTCTTGTTTGCTCCTTATGGCTTGCTCGACAATCCGTCCAAAATCCCAAAGCGGCTGAAACCCATCTTGTCCGTGTGCATACGTCCATCCGGCTTTATGCGCTGCCTCAATGAAAAATTCCATGCTCAGGGGCTGCTCTACGGGCTGCACCATGTCGAGGTTCTTCTCGGGATGGTCGGGCTGCTCTACTGGCTGCGCGGGTCGAATTGCAAGCACCTGCCGTGCGAATCCAATAAGCTCATAGTCAGCCGCGCAAATGGTTTCGCCATTTTCGATTCCGTCAGGGTAGTTCGCTGCAAGGATTTGCGCGTCTGTCACAGGCTCAATCTTTTCCATCGCAGCAATCAGCGTGCGAAGGTCATCAAATGACTTGACGCCAAATTCGATTGCTTCATTGCTGACCTTCCAATGAGTGTCGCCAACATGCTGAGTGCCGGTAGTGAGCATTTCCAGCGCCTCAAGCGCAGCACACAGGGTTGTGAGTGTGTCTTGTGTCATTCATCTTCCCCGGTAAGTTCTTGCCGTACTCCGCGCCATCTGCAATCCAAACAGAGCGCAGGCGAGTCGCTATCTTGGGTTTTCATGCTGTGGCAGTAGTGCTCTTGGGTGTTGACCATGAACATCTGGTGGTGCTCGGTAACTACCTTTTCGCTCCCGCATTCGGGACAGGCTCTGATTGTTGTCATTTCGTTTCCTTAAGTGCTGCGCGGGCAGCTTTATGCAAAGAGCTTGCAGGACTAATCGCGAACTGCCCATCGAGCATTCGAACGGTATCCTCTACGATACCTCGCAGCCGCTCGTTATCGGTGCGCAGGGTGTCGCGCTCAACCATGAGGACGCCCCGCATATCGCCTTGCTCAACTGCTTGCAATGCGACCTTGCCTTTCAGCCGCTCAACCTCTTGAGCCATCGCATCCCTCCCCCGCACTGCTGCATCGCGCTCTGTCTTTAGCGTTTCCATATCCCTATCCATCTTTTCAGCATGGGCCATGTATTCGCGCTTGATGGCATCGCGCTCGGCTTTGATGCTGTCTATTGCTTGTTGGTTCATGCCAGTTCTCCATAAGCCGTGTCCTGCAACTGAGCCTTAAGCGTCTCAATAATCCGGTGCAGCGCTGCAACTTCCTGCTTGAGAAAATGCACCTGTTCGTCAGCCAAATTACGCTGCGACTCAAGCAAGCTTTCCCGCGAGGGTTGGCGGTCTGTTATGCGGCGGCGGGGTGTCATACTTCCTCCATTCTTCGACACGCGATAAACAGCGCATCAGTCATTTGTTTAGGTGTACTCAAGCGAAGAATTCCGTCATACAACTCAATCGCATCATTCATTGCAATCAGGTCTGGCCCTGCGAATCCATAGCGTCCATGCTCAAGCTGAATCCTGGCGCAGTTAGCCATTGCCAGAACTCCCGCAGTCATAGTTTCAACTGCCTCAGGTGCGATCTTTTCAGCACGTACCGCGCCCACGTTGATAGCTGCTGCCAACTGGTCGAACTGGTTGTCGTCCTCAGTTCCTGATTTCAACTTTTCGTAGCAAACCCGCAGCTTGAGCATGATTCGATCTGCGTTAGCTTTGGGTTGCTCTGCGTGGCTTGCTAAGACCATCACAGAGGCTAGGGGGTCTTTGTGATAGCGCATCACATCACTAGGCAACGAGCGCCGCGCATGGGGTTGGCAAATGGCACGTCATCAGCCATATCCTCAAAGCCACCATAGTTAGAACGTGCTGGGCGTGACGTACCACCATCCTGCGACTTTGGGGCTTCTGGTGCCTGGCGTTGTGCCGGTTGTTGCTCACGGCCGCCAAGCAGTTGCAGTTCAGTCGCAACGATGTCGCATGTGCTTTTCTCGACTCCGGCCTGATCCGTATATTTGCCATACTTCAAGCGGCCTTCGACGTAGAGCGGATTCCCCTTCTTGACGTACTCGCCTGCAATCTCTGCCAGACGGTCATAGAAAGTAACGCGGTGCCATTGGGTGTCCTCCAGCGTTTCGCCTGTGTTCTTGTCCTTGCGCTTAGTACTGGTGGCAATGCTGATGTTCGCCACTGCTTTGCCGTCTGCCATGTAGCGAATTTCAGGATCACGGCCACAGTTGCCGAGCAAGATTACTTTGTTAACGGATGCCATATTTATGCTGCCTTCTTCATTTCATTAAGTTGCAAAACCATCTTGTCCAGTTCAGACAGGAAGGCGGATACTTCGTTTTCCATCGCCTTGATTGCTACGTCATCACGATTAACGCGGGTGACAAACAATTGCAGATGCTCAGGAAAACGCGGGTCAAAGCTCACAAAGTCGCACCAGTCGCGCTGTGTGCAGGCCATCTGCCAGAACATCTGCGTGATGTACTTTCCAGCAGGCTTTCCAGCCAGCAGGGTTTGCATGTGAGTGGCTGAATTTGGGCACTTGATTTCGATCAGGCCGGACTTCGAAACCAGTCCATCAGGAGAGGCTCCAGCCATCGCAATCGTCGGGTGGTCGATCATTGCCACCTCTTGCACCAGTTCGCCCGTCTGCGCCTCGTATGCAGCCCTTGCGAGGGGTTCTGTTTCAGTGCCCCAACGCATTGCATCATTCACAAAGCACTCTTGCCGTGCGCCTGTGATACGTTCAAGGGCAAGCTCCACCATGTAGTTCTCACGGCTTGTGCTATAGCCTGATTTCGTCTTTGCGATAACGTCAGAAATGCGGCTTGCAGTTGCCTTGCCAAGACGCTGTAGAAACCATTCCGGCGAGCCTTGTACGATCATTGCATCACCTCGCCAGTTTCAGCGTCAACAACAACCGACTGTTGCGCGGCAGACTTCAGCGCCGCCTGGTGCTTTTGCCAGAATGCGGTCTTG